CTCTTAACTTTAAAATAACTTACTGGTCTTATCATCCCTCTGTAAATTTTACCTTGTATTTCTCTTGTTCCAAAAGTAACAATATCATAACCTTCATCAACAGCCAATTTTAGGATCCTTTTTAAAGCAAGTTCTACCCACTGTTCACCCTTACCTGGAGCAATAAATGGAGCTTTAGGAGCAGCAGATTCTGCTCTTAATTCACCAGCTATTATATCTTGTTGTTCTAATAATTCATCAATTTTTGTTTGATTTGCTTGTTGCTTGGCACGAATCTCAGCTATATCTTCAACCGGCATTGCATTATTAATGTTCCCATTCCTAATATCTTCTCCCAATAAACGATTTTTATGCTTTAACTCACTAATATCGACATCATATTTTTCCAAATTATACATTCCCTCTCTATTTGCACGTTGGTACCAGTCACTCTGTATTTCAAATACATTAAGTATTTTCTGACCACTTTGTGACCCTACTCCAACACGATCATCCATTCTAAGATGGAACAAAATATTTGGTTTCCCATGGTGTAATTGAGAATTTCTATCCTCAAACATTGTACTTGGTTGATAACCCCGATCTACACTTTTATCACCTGGGTACCAAATCCTTTGATAATCAGTTTCTAAAATACGTTGTTCATCAGGAGATAAATCAACAAAACTTTTTTTATAATTATGTTGTGCAATATTATCAAGATTTTCCAGAGTTTGTTTTGTCATGGGTGCTTGTTTCCCATGATATGAAATTACTAATGACCTCTGATTAGTCCCACCTGGTAAATTAAATTGGTCATCATATTGACTATGCCATATTTCTCTAATATCAAGATTATGTCGTGCCCAAAAATCCTCAAGTTCTGGTATAGATATTGTTTTACCTTCCACTTCTTCATCAAGATATTTTTTAAATCCAGCATATTCGGCTGCTTGTTTGCCATATAATTCATTTGTTTTGGATTTTAGATAGTCTTTATTAACAACTATTTCACCAGTATTTTTATCTCTTCGTGCAATATGTGTTTTACCTTTTTCAACTTGTTTTTGTAAATCGGTAATTAAATCAAGAGTTGCAGTTCCGGGTTTACTTGAAAATAGGTTTTGTCCTGCTCCAAATACCCTGCTCAAAAGATTTCTAGCACCTTTTATAGCGGTTCTGGTGGCAGCAATTGGTAACATAATTGAAGCCCCAGGAGCCATAAATTCACCAAATAATCCTGCACCTGAAGTTGGATCTCCACCCATTTTGGAATAAAGGTCTGGTGTTGTTCCCTTATATTCTGGAATAAATTCCTGTTCCTTATAACCAGGATGACCACCAGGTCTCATTTGGGTTAATCGTTGTGCCTGAGACATACCTCCACCAGGAGCTAAAAGGGATGCAATATCCATTGGAAACCCACCTTCGGCTGCAACAATACCCTTCATAAAATTGGCAGGATTACCAAAAGAATGCAATGATTTAGCTTCATTCATTGCTGTTTGAGATAATATTTTATCCTTTAAATGATTTGGTAAAGAATCCCATTCCGCTTTTCGGATATTTTTAGGGCGCTTTTTTAAACCTTGACGTTTACGCATTAGGTAGGGTTTGTTGTGGTGGGGCTTGCTGTTGTTGTGCTAATTGAGCTTGAAGGAGGGCCGCATTCTGTTTCATCTCTTCACGATCTCGATCCATCATAGCTTTAAGTTTAGAACCATCCATCTGGGTATTATATTTTGCTTGCATATCCATTATAGAAAGTTCTGCCTGTGATTCAATACGATCCTTTTCTCTATCATCCAAACGAATCATTTTTTCCCGGTCAAGTTCAAGTTTACCCATATCATTTTGGGCATCTGCTTGAGCTTTTTGAGCTTGAATTTGGATATATTGTTCTTCAGGAGTTGGTTGAGGTGGTTCCTGTGGAGGAGCTTGATATTGAGTTGGATCAGTAAAGAATGCATTAGGATCTTTGAATCCTGCCAACTCCACCATACGGGAGAGAGTCGTATGATATTGGCCCAAATTAACAATAGGATTTTCCAACCCAAACTGTTGTAGTAGGGTTTCCTGTTTTTGGGCCACAGTTGACAGGAAGCTCATCTTTTCTGTATCATTAGCAGCACCAAGAGGAATATCAACCAAAATATCCATATCAGCATCCCAATACCTAGGATCTATTGGAACCCATTCATTCCTTAACCTAGTCATTGTTTCTCTGTCTTGATGTTTATGAATCAACTGTAATATACCTTTATAAAGAGGTTTCATACCAGATTCAGCAAATATCCGTGCAATTAATTCGATATGAGCTTGAGATGCTTTAACTGTTGAATCAACAGCAAGTCTAGTTGCAGATTGTAAATTCTCTGAATCAAGACCTTGAGAAGCTTTGGTAATACCTGTCCTAGTTGATTTAATTTCGTCAAGCATACCAAGAATTGGTAAAGCTTGCTGACCAACGAAAGGCATATCCAACTGTTGAACTGCACCGGGAGCTCTGGCTCTAATTACAGAACCAACTTCTGTATTCAAAACATCTTTTATATTCACCATATTTTCTTGAATTAACATCCTAGGATTAACTGCCATCACAAGGGAATCCATTACATTCCTTAAAATAGCTGATTTAATTCGTTGAATATCTGCGACAATATCGGTGATTGAAGCTCCAATTGCAGTATGAGGTTCAGGGGCAGGACAAAACATGACAAATGGAATATAATCACAATGTGAATTATCCACCACGTTATGTGTATTACCTATTGTACATATCCTTCTTAATTCTGAAATACCATCTTGATCAACATCAAGATTAATATAAGATTCGCAATAAAGAACTTTTCTTTGGGCTGGCTCCATATGGGCCCGACCACGATCAGATGATTCAGAATGTCTTGAAATAAACTCCTCATTAGTACCAAATGATTCATCCATAGAAGCATGTTCTTCAAGTATTTCTGGGTCATAACCTAAACTTGTTAATTCGGAGATTGTTTTATAGGAACGATGAGCAACTATATCTGCTTCTGTAACACTTTTTGCTCTGCGGTCAATAATAAATTCTTCAGGAGGGAGTGCTTCAATTCTAATTTTACCTTTTTTACTTCTTTTCTTGATAGTAACATTATAAAGTGGGGTTCCATCAAGTGTTTGTTCGGTTGTCTCCATTTCCACAGATTCAACATCTTCGGCCCCTGCAAGCATTTGAGCTTGTTGTTCGTCAAGACCACTGAATTTGGAGGCAGTTACTTTCTCAGCTTCTTCCCACCAATACTTAATTATCCCAGTCCGTCTAATTAAAGCATCCTGGAATACTGACATTAATGTATTGAAAAAATCGGGTTGTTGTTCTATCAGTAAATTATTAACATATTCCGAACATTGTTCTGCCATTTGTACATCTTCAGGACCATTTGGAGCAAATGACATTATCCGTTTACTACCGAAAAATATCCGCATCATTGAAGGTAGTATCTGATTTACGGTATCACGAACATCGTATGAGACAACCCCAGATCTGCCTTCATCATCTTGTTCTGGTAAATGCCCTGAATAATATTTACCAGAGGTTATTCGATCCTGGCCTAATTCATCATCAGAATATGAAATAGCATCATCAAGAAGATGTCCTATATATGATCCAATTTCTTCCTCAGACATTTCCTCGTCAGGTGTTATTTCTTCTATTTCATCGGTTTCGGGGTAATCACTAATCTCTGCCATTTTCCCTTTTTATAAAAGTATCATAATCGGTATCTGATTTTTCCTTATTGCAGTTTAAACAACTAACAACTAAGTACTTTATATTTTTGGATTGAGTCATTGTTAATTTACCTCTTGGTATTTTATGATCAATATGGAAATGATCTGGTAAAAGTTCTATATTGCAATAATGACAGTAAGCAATAACTGAGTCCAAACCCATTGCTTTAACCCAAAGCCGGATATATACCTCTCTGTTATAACCACCTTTAAATTTATTTAATTCTTTATCCCGGATATCTTTGACTGCCCATTTGCATTTTTTACTACAATATTTTTGTTTAGCATATTGGACTTTATCTGGTTGATAAAGTTTATGGCAGTATTCACATTTTTTCTTTGACGGGAGTTTTTTTAGAGACATATATTCCCTTATGGTATCATAATTTAAACAACAACCTAAGGCTATTGTTATACAATACCAGGAATATTACGCATAAGAGGTTTTTGCCAGCCACCTGTTAATCCAGCATGTGTTGCAGCATTACCAGCAAAAGTTAATACAAAAGCATCGGCATAATCTGGAGAACCACGGTGGCCTATGCGTTTTTTCATTTCATCCTTTGTTTCCATCCGAATTTTTCCAGATGATTCAAAAGAATATCTAGGGGAACATAGTTCAAACATTAACCGTTCATCCCTTGGAATACGGCAGTGGCGTTGTTCAAACCATTCTTTAGCTTTATGCCATAATTCAGCTCTTAAATTTTTATATTGGTTAGATAGAGCAGCAGATTCTCCAGTATTTATCCCAATTACTGGAAGTCCTAGTTCGAGACCTCTGTCAACTATAGAAGCACC